CTCGAACACAAAAAGGCCGTATGCCCTAGTCTGAGTCCAGCCTGCGAGACCTTCACCAGAGGTGCTGCCCTCAGTGGTCTCGGCGCCGAGAAGACGAATAAAGGTTAATGGAGAACTATTACGAAGATACGCCTGCGCAGCATATGCCCCATAAGTGGGGGCCTGGAGGCTTGCACCGTCGCGCCATACATCATTTCCGGTTTGGCCCGGGGAGGGATTACCGAAAATCTGCACAAACTCTGAAAACGAGCTGACGGTGGTGGGTCGAAGGGCTGGGCCCTTTGCGGCGCGGCCGATGATGACGGGGCCGATTCCTGCCGGCGAGGCGGGCAGTTGGGAGTTATCAATCTCATTGATAAAGACCCCGGGTGATACAAATCTGTAGTTTTTAACTGACATTCGCTACGATCTCCTAATAACAGTAGAACTTTCAGAAGTAAATAGTCTTAATCCGGTCCAATAGTATTATTCTCTATAAAATCCGTCTTTTATGTTATCCGGGATATCCCCAAAGATAGTTCTTTCGCGGGAAAACTTATATTCAACAGCGTTTTCGCGCTTTATAATTTTGGGCTTTTCCTGGTTTTCGCCCTCTCCGATCAAATACCCCAAAACGTCAATACTGATGGTATGCTCATAGTTGCGCCGGTCCATTCCCAAGGCCGCCTTGTTAGATCCGTCGGCAAAGTTCCCATCTATAAAAGTCTCATAATAATGATTCTCATCGTGGATCATCTTAGGCATACGAGAATTACCTGGTATAGTAATAAAAGGCTGCAGTAGCTGATTGATCTGCTGCTGGTATTCAGTTCGCAAACTTATCTCATATTTCACAGTGACCCACGTGGGGATTGGAATTGTAATGGTTTGATATACCGTGCGCTGGGTCGACATATTTCTTTTATTGGTGTTAGCATTTTTAGATGTTATGTTGTTGTCCGGGCCAAGCTTACGTTTCGAGAAGGCATTTTGAAACTCGGCCGTCTTTTTCTGATTTATCCGGCGAGCAATCGTGATGACACCGCCCTTGTCGTCGGCCACCGGATATAAATTAGCATAAATTGAACCCCGATTGCCAGGCTCTTTCACAACGCTGGCCCGGTTTACACTAATGAGCGGTAACTTTAAGATCTCGTCCTGGCCGCGTAGATCTTTGTTGTGTTTTATTTGATAAGCGCGCTCGGCAGAAACCCACAACACTGGTACTTTTTTAAATCCTTCGTTGGTGGTCACCGAGAGATTAAGTTCCTCGTCGATGAACCTGAGCATGGCGCCATCGATAGTTTCTAGCGTAGAAGGAGCAAATTCTATCTCTTGTAGTTTGTCTGCTACCTTAGCATCGCCAACATAATCATTTTTAGTGGCCTCTTTATCTTCGATTTGGGCTTGAGTGCGCTTGCTTCTGGACACGTGTATTACCCTACAAAAATGCCAGTAGGAATGTTTTGAAGCACCTTAGCTGTGGAGTCTTGCAGGCCTGAGTCGACAGTGGCCATTTCTGCATACGTAACTTGGTCGAGAAGGGTTTTAAGCTCGTCTCGCAACTGATCTTGTTCAGCCTTGGCTTGCCCCAACAGCTCGGACGCATTCAGTGTAACGCTCTCTCCTGGTATTGGCACCGTGGCGAACTTGCCACGTACCTGGCCGAGGATCTCTTTTGTCAACGCAAGGGCAAATCTGCGGATCCATTGCTTTCCAATAGAGTTAATTTTATTATAAGGAATATTATTGAATGGCAACTGATTCATGTTGTTGATTCCATTAATACCTGAGCGGGGCTGTCCCGTACCCTCTTCCCACGGCGCAAACTGGTTCTCAATAGAGAACTGGACCCAGAACTTCTTCGGACCAGTGCTATCCGGCTGCGGGAAAAGCCGCAACATGTTGTTTTTTATCTCATAAGAATAGTGTGAGATACGCGTATAGATGGCATCCTCATAGGCCATCGCCTGAAGTTTATTCTGCCACGTGGGCACCACTTCAAATGTGGAGTCGTCAGCGTATTGGCCGTAGGTTCGCAGATTGCCAACGACAGAAAATCCACCATAGTAGCCATAGAAGCGCCACATGGCGCGGGGAGTTCGGAAATATACCTTACGGATGATAACGCGCTTGTCGTCAACTTCGCCAAAAAACGGAACAGAGGCCGAGTTCGCCGATGATCCGGATATTAAGGCTTGTAAGTCATAATCTTGCTGGCCCGCGTTGGGAGCGAAAGATGCTGAATAAATAGGAAGCGTACCTCCTATGTTGGTTTCTGTGGCAGATCGTTCGGAAACGCGGCGAGCAAAACCATAATCAAAACGAGGATATGCTAACTCAATGTCAGAACCGGATAAGGCATGGCCCGCTATTATCTGCCCGTCCTGATCGAAAGAGGCGGTTGGGGCGCCCAGCATGTCAGACAGTACGTTTTTTGATTGATGCAGGTTAACTAAGTAAGAATATTCTAATACAGCCTCTTCGTAGGCTGAGTATACACTTCCTTCGGCAAGTTCAATATCTAAAACATCGCCCCCGAGCTTTTTATAAGTATAGGCCACCTGGTCGGCCGCCCCTGAGAAGAACGCTACCGACTCATATATCCCAAAAGGGAGCGTGGCCGCAACATTGCCGGCATTCCCGGTAACTGGTAGGATGTTCGCATTAAAGGTGGATGCGGGGTTAAGATTAGGTATTGCCATGTATGGTCCTCTCTTGCTCTAATACTAAATAGAAAGCCCCGCCTCAAAAGAGACGGGGCTTTCACTATTTTGACCTTAAGTCAAATATGGCTAGACTAAGTCTTCTACAACAACCAGTCCATACATATCCGGACGCACCATCTTCTTGGCATATCGAGTCATCACGCCCTTGCGAGGCACGAAGTCTTCAACACCGAAGATCGTAGGTGTGGTCTGCAGCGGCACATAAGGTGCATACACATAACCACTCTCAAGGAAGCTACTACCACGACGGCCAACAAGGACCAAGTTACGCGGGAAGTAAGGATCGACGATAACGTCGAACTTCTTCGAAAGCGAACCAACCTTAACAGCGCCCGCGTCTCCGCGATCGCTATCAGCAGTCACGTTGGCACGGAAGCCAGCGGTGAACTCAAGCAGATTGGCAATTTCAGGTCCGCAAACCACGAAGTTAGCCGCACCACGAAGAGTCTTACGGTGGATCTGAGCCGACACATCATTGATGGTCTCAATGAGAGTCTCATACCATTCACTCACGTTACCCGTGAAGTCAGGCGGAGAAGCCGCATTGGACGCATCCAGGCCAGTCTCGCGATTAACGAACTTGCCCGGGAGGCGTGACCAGTAACGAACACCAGCCGTAGAGCCTCGAACGAGGTCTTCCACGATCTCTCGATCGATTTCAAGTGCAACCTGCTCAGACAGAATCTGAGTAAGCTCGACTTCAGCGTCAAGGTTGTGGTAGGCGTTAAGATCTTGTCCTAACTCCGGGGTCCACTTGGCCTTGAGCTTCTTGGTGACCGCCGTAACGGACACACTGTCGACCTTGATGTCGATCTCGGGAATGTTCGGATTGTTCTCAAGTCCCCAGTTGGGAGCACCAACAAGAGCACCAAGAGCATTCGCACTACCACCCTGAGCAGCGTCAAAGTTGTCCTTCATCGGCCATGACCACACAAAATCTGAAGCGGCGGAACCAGTGATCTGCTCGAGCGCATCAGCAAATGTAAGCGTCGATGGAACAAGCCATGTCATCAAAAGATTTGTCGACGTAGGGTCATCAATTCGTCCGTTCAGCGACGCCGAACTATACTGCGTTAAACGACGCTGTAGGCGAATGTTACCCGCGCCGCCGGAGCAATAGATAGCACCAAAGGCGCCACCAAGGCCTGCAGCGGCACCAGCCGATGAGGAAACCTGAATGGCGACGAGATCCTCTTTATTGAATGCAGATGCATCCGCCGTAATCAGAGCAATCGGAACCTCGGTAACAACGACCTGGGAACCAGAAATGTCCGGATCAAACTGAGCCATCGTACCTAAGGTGGCGGATGACCCACCCTCAAAGCCACGGATATTTCCTGTAACGTTCCAATCGGTGCCAGCGGTGCCGGTGACCGAAACCCGAAGCGAGTTGCCCGTACCGAGCGCGCTGCCGCCGGCGGCTACGCTCGCAATAGAACCCGTCGGAGACGAGTAACCATTGTTGAGCGCGTATGGTCCACGCTCTGCGTCCTGGAAGTCGTCGCCGACCTTACCGAGGCTTACACCACCGGTGATCTGCGCACCAACCACTCCACCACCGTAGAGCGAAGAACCGGTGGGATATCCCAATCGGCCCAGGGCTGTTCCGTTGTCTCCCACCGTCTGTGAGATGGTGAAGTCGAGGAAGAAGATGAGGCCCGAGGGCAAACTCATCGGCTGAACGCTAACGAGATCGTTGGCAATCAGCGCGCCGAAAACTCGGCGAACGAGGGGGAATGCGACAGCCGCAAAACCCTCAACGTCTCCACCACTCATGGTGGAAGACTCACGGAGAAGCTCTTTTGCCTGGTTCTCAAGCAATCGGGCCATACCGTTCCGAAGTGTGTCATCGCCTAAACCTTCAAGAAGTCCAGTGGACTCCCACTTGCGAATAAGGGCGTCGCCCTCAGCAGCAAGATCGCGGTTAACGATACCTTCGGTTAATTTCTGTACAATAGACATATTATAAACCTCCTATAGTTATGTTGAATGTCATTTATTCAAACCTGCTAAACGTAGCATTCGACCCATTGCTGGATCTTTTGTTACCGTGTTGTCTCTCTGTGAGTTGAGTAAAAGCGAGGCTGGCCTCTGAACCGCTTCACGAAGTGTTTGGGGGCGTACGCGGGGATCAGCCGCTCCCCCCACTGCGTTTTGAATCGTTTCATAGATCATACTCGTTTCTTCAACAGAATTGGCAGATTGAACAGCTTCGACAATTTGATTTTTTTGTCGCTCATTCAAGGAGGCGCTGCTTAGTGCCTTGTTTTGATAAACAAGCTTGGCG